TGCCGGCGCTGTTCGTTACGAGGGTGGTGCCGTCGCGGGGGCAGCAGTTCTGCTCGGTCGGCGACGGCAGGGCTGCGGACTCGGCTGCCTCCTGGGTGATGGCGAGCAGCTGCTCCCACGACACCGCCGGGCCCTAGCTGCTGGTGGTCTTGGTGGTGCGCGTCCGCGACCTGGGAGCGGGCGCCGGCGGCGCCTCGGCCTCGGACGTATCGGCCGCCGGCGGTTCGGGTTCGGCAACCTGGTCGGCCGCCGCCGGCGTCTCACTCGGCTCCGGCTCGGGTTCGGCGGCGGCGTTGGACGGCCCACCATGAACAGTGATCTTCGGCATGGGGATCTCCCTCACGAGCCTCTCGCAGACGGCGCACAGGATCGCCGGGCGGAACACGACGTCGACGCCGGCCGGGGGGAGCTGCACATCCCGGGCGACACCGCGGGCCCGGCAGCCCGCGGTGTCGCATATGACCCGGACGATGTTCACCGGCTACGCGGCGGTGACCGTGACGCCGTCGTCGAGCGGGACGTACATCAACGACCACGACATCGCCCCGGTCGTACTGGCCGAGGTGGTCACCGACAGGGCGCCGGGGGGGACGATGTAGGGCTGGTGGCCGGGGATCTGGCCGCCGCCGCCCGCGTTGTTCACGACGAGCGCCGACCCGGCGGTGCCGGGAAGGGTCGCGATCGCGCCGACTTCCTTCGACGTGATCGCCGTCGCGCTCGCGACGTCGACCGCTGTGCCGGACGTCGGCGTCGAGGTGACCTTCAGCGTGGTGGCGGTGCCGCCGATGACGGTGGTGACGGTGCCGACCAGTGCGGTGACGAGGATCCGGCCACCGGTCACGTTGAAGATCGTCTGTGCGGCGGTCTGCGGGATCGTCGCCGCGGCCCGGTCGACCTTCCGGCCGTAGGTGAGGAACCGCAGATCGCTGTTGGGGACGAATGAGCCGGGCATCGGCTACACCCCCCGGGCGGGCAGCAGCGCCGGAGTCCGCTGCGTCATCAGGTCACGCAGCACCGCGGTCACCAGACCGGCACCGGTCGAGGTGACCTTGACGTAGGCGAACGTGTCGTCGAGGGAGGTGCCCTCGATCTCGAACACGGCGGCCTGCTGAGCGGCGGTCGCCGTGGTTGTCACCGTGGCGGCAGCGGCCTGGGTCTGGGCGACCCACTGGTCGGAGCCGTCGCCCTTCGCCGTCCAGTAGTTCGTGACGACGGTGAGGTTCTTCGCGCCGGTGCCAGCGGCGTCCTTGGCCTGGGTGACCGTGTACGTGTCGCCGGCGGCGCCGCCCAGGTAGCACAGGAAGGTGACACCGCCGGCGTCGCGCAGGCTGGTCCAGACGCTGTCGGCGGCGGCGGGGACGAAGTCGAAGAGCCGGCCGAGGGCCCGTTGCGACATGATCTTCTCCTTGGGATGGTGACGATCAGGGGGTGGTCGCGGGCTACGGGCGGGCCGCGAGAGACACGAACGGGGACAGCGTCGGGCCGCCGTTCATCGGGGTGAACGGGGACTTGATCCACGGCCGGCCGTCGACGCGCTGCGAAATGCGAAACGCCGTCTTGTCGGAGCCGAACAGGAAGTCCGTCGAGGAGGACATCGACATCTGCTGGCGGTCGCCGACGAGGTAGTAGGAGAGGTCGACGAAGTTGATGTCGCCGGCGGTGCCGACCGTGTTCGCCTTCTCGGTGACGACGATGGGCCGGCCGAGCAGGGTCATCGGCGCGTCGGCTGCCGCGTTGAGGAGGAAGACGGCCGAGCCGCCTGTGCCCACCGACAGCGACATGGTGAACAGCTGCGGGATCACGTCGGGCGAGATGATCCACACGGCGTTGCCGAGCGACGCGGGGAGCATCCGGGAGTACATCTTCACGATGTTCTGGAGGACGACCGTCGCGGTGGCCTGACCGGCCTCCGCCCCAACGGTGATCATCGCCGGGTTGTTCGTACCGAGGAACCCCAACGGCTCGCCGACACCGGACCCGGCGAAGAACCCCTTGTCCTCGAAGAAGGCGATCGCCTTCGGCCATAGCGTCTCGATCAGCGCCGCGAACGAGATCAGCGAGTCAGCGAGCAGCTCGTTCGGAACCGCGGAGAAGCCGGTGAGCTTCTTCGCGTCGAGCTCGATGCGGCCGAAACGAGGGGACGAGTCGGTGAACGCGGCGCCTTCCTCACCCCAGTAGCCGACCATCCCGCCGTAGACCGAGGAGACGTTGGACGTGGAGTCGAGGATCGGGAACGGCACCCGGGACGAGTCCATCGGGATGACCGTGGCCCGCGGGCGGACGACGCCGATCTCGAGAGACAGCTGGAGGAGGTTCGCGCGCAGAACCTCGGGGACGAGGTAACCGCCGTCGCCTGGGCTGATCGAGCCGGCGGCGTTGCGAAGCGCGGCGAGCTTGTCGGCGTTGGCGCGGGGGTTGTTGTGCCAGATGGTGCGCAGGTAGTCGGAGATGTCAGTGAACTCGCCGTCGAGGGCGGCGCCGGGGGCGTTGGGGTTGTGCGCGGCGCCCTGCTGATGCGACGAGCGGGTGATCTTCGTCCGGTTCTGCGGGTTGAGGTCCGGCCGGCGGACGTCCAACGTGCCGCTGGCGGCGTGCTCGCGGAGGTAGGCGGCGATCTGCCGCTGCGTCTCGTCGGCGATCTGCCGGTGCAGGTCGGTCGCCTCGCCTTGGAGCTGCTCGGCGTAGTCGTCGATGAACTGCTGGGTGGATTCGGCGGTCGCGAAGATCTCGCGGCGGCGGGTCGGGTCGGCGAGCATCTCGCCGAGCTCAGCCGACGTCTTCGGGATGGCGAGCTTGGGCGTCATGCTCAGACTCCTCCGGTCAGGTGTGCGAAATCGGCCGCCCAGCCTTCGGCAGGGTCGGTGGTCAGGTGGGCGAGATCGGTTGCCCAGCCGTCGAGCGGCTCGGCGGGGGTGTCGGCCGCGGGTGGGTCTGGGTCCTGCGTGTCGCCGGCGGCGTCGGCTGCCGGTCCGGCAGGGGCCTGGTCGTCGTCGGCCGCCTGGTCGGCGGCGGGTCGCGCCAGCTCGTCGGCCGGAGTTGCGGGCTCGTCGGCAGCGGCGAGGAGACCGGCACGGGTAAGTGCGGCGCGCAGCGCCTGCTGGTCCATGGGCCGGCCGTCGGCGTCGAAGCCGCCGAAGTCCGCGCCGTGCAGGTCGGCAACCACGCGACGTACAGCGGCTTCGAGATCGTCCGGGGTTGTCGCTTGGGCGATGTCGTCGAGCGCGGTTCGCCGCTGTGCCGCGGCGCGGGTCTGGGCCGGGTCGAGGACGGTGTCACCCGGCCGGAGAACCACCAGGTCGGGGCCTTGACTGCCGATCCAGATCGGCTCGCGGGTGGGTCCGCCGTCCGGGGCTGGGGCCTGCGCCCGGCCCGCGAACCGGTAGCGGGCGGCGAGGTCGAAGGTCTTCGACGTCCGGTCGTACCAGTCGTCGTAGCCGGAGCTCGGGTTGGCCGTCGACGGGGATGGGCCGGTCGAGGTGGGGACGGTGCCGACGCTGTCGGCCAGCCCGGCGGCGACGGCCTCGTCGGCCGTGTACCAGGTTTCGGCCTGCATCCGGGTGCGCCAGGACTTGGCCATGCCGCCGGCTTTGGCCCGGTAGGCCTGGGCGATGTTGTCGGATTGGCGGTCGAGGAGGTCGGCCATGGCGCGGTGGTCGGCGGGGTTGCCGCCCCAGGTGGACCCCATCGCGTCGTGGATCATCATCTGTGACTGCGGCGCCATGACGATCTTGTCGCCGGCCATGGCGATCACCGAGGCGATGGAAGCGGCCAGGCCGTCGACGACCACGGTCACGTTCGACGGGTGCGCGCGCAGCTGGTTCGCGACGGCGATGCCGTCGAAGACGTCCCCGCCGGGGCTGTTGAGCCGGACGGTGAGGTTCGGTGCGGTGACCTGGCGAAGCGCGTCGGCGAAGCTGCCAGCTGAAACGCCGCCGCCGTACCAGCCGCCGTCGCCGATGTCGTCGTAGATCAGCAGCTCGGCGGTGTCGGCGCCCTGGTCGCCGGCGGCGTTGCGGAACTCGTACCAGGACCGCGGCTCGGCGCCGGCGGGTGCGGCCGGGCCGGTGTGGTTGCGGAGCCGGGCCAGCTGCGCGGGGAGTGGGACGGGGACCACCAGGTCGGTCACACAGCGCCCCCTCATCCGTCAACAGTCGTCTGCGCCGGATCATACAGTTGCACACGCAACTACATAGGCTGACCTGCGCATCGGCAACAACTTCCGGAGCGCCGTGGGGTGGCAGGCGCGGGGCGACGTAGAAGACGGCAGACGGATGCTGACGGTGGCTACAACGGGCGCTACCCTGACCGCTGCGGGTGTCGCGCGTGCCGGCCGCCGGTAGCCAGGCCGGGAAGCGGTGAATACCGCAGCACGCACCTTGCGGGGTCTAGACAACAGGCAGTCGGCCGGGCTCTGGACCCGGAGATCCAGGTTCGAATCCTGGCCTCGCAGCAAGGCGGAGGTCACGCCCTGGCCGCGCTCCCCCCGACACCGGGGCGGGGCACTGACGCGGTACGACGGACCCGAGCCTTTAGCGCCGGACCCTGCCCGGCCCGACCAACAGGGGTACGCGGATCGGCGCCAAGCCAGCGCGCGAACGGCTGGCGCGACCGAGCGGCAAGCCGTGGTGGTGAGCCCGGGGGACGCCCGCGAAGGCGCCGATCCGCACACAAGCAGCCCGCCCGCTGGCGCTAGGCTGCCCCTGGGTTCGCGTCAGGACGTGTGGAAGGCGTGACGCCAGTGGCGAAAGCTTGCGGGCGGGTGGACTCCTAAGAGCGCGGCTCTCAAAAAGCGCGTCGCTGCCTAGCCACCGCCCGCACAAGACTCTCGATACGCTTTCGGGTAAGGCCCTGTCGCACCTGCACACGCGCCCCGGGAGGCCACGGAGATCGTGGCCTCCGGCCTGCCAAGCCGGGGCACGATCAGATGCGACGGGGCCGACCACCCACACAAGCTGCCCGCAGGGGGTGGCGTTCAGGGTTGGGCTGTCCGGCTACCTGGTGACCATGCCGGCCGACG